TGCCTTTGCAAGTCATTGTCGTATCTCAAGAACCGAACTCCCTTATCGGGAGGCGCATGGAAATATTTGTCAAAAACGACACTCTTTCCTGCGTACCATTTCTGGTAGTTCTCACCTGCCGGCAAGCTAGGCGGCCCGATTAAGGGCTGCTCAACAAGCTGGTATAGGTATTCGCACATTTCGTGCGTCTGAAATCCGACGCGGTTACGCAGAAGCCTATTGAAGAGATTGAATGATTCAACCTCAGACCTAGGTAACCGTTTGACGTAGACCGGCCTGGTGTCAACTCCCGAAAGGAAGTCAGCACCACAGGTTTCGCGAAATGGTCCAAATATAAAGGATTTCTCCGTATTTGGCGTGAAACCTGCGAACTCTAGAACCTCGTACAGCAGTAATGCTGCGCATGGATCGATTATGATATCGTCTCCATACACACGAAGAACTGAGAGATCGCCACCGGATACGATCGTACAGGCCTTAGCAAGAGCATAGAAGATTAGACTCTCCAACGGGAACGTGAAAGCGTTGCCCATTGAGGAGAACTTCTCATACTCATGCCAGGTCCTCCCCTTATCCATAGTATACTCCCTTGACCGAAGGTCATTAAGAAGAGTAAACCACAAACTTGGGGTTAACCATCGGACAATCTCAGTGCTAACAGTGTCAGAAGCTGATGAAAGATCTATGGTAGCCGCATGAAGCGGCCGCATAGATCCCATTCTAGCTGGGGCATAGTTCCTTTCCTGATTCGACAGTGTTACGCCGACATGGCGCAACCTTCGTTTGAGGTAGGAATCAACACCCTTCTGAATGAAAACATTGAGACTGGGTTCGATGGCGATAGTACGATCGGTAACAGCTGTCTTTGGGACAGTTGTGACACGATTGCCCCTTACGCGCGTTACGGTACTGCCTTCACTTATGAGCGACTGTTTCCAGTGCTCTGAGTGATTTAGCAGGACTTTCACGTACGGAAGGGCTTCTTCAGTCACTGAATGAGGACCATTCACCTTGTAATAAAGGTGTTTGTGTTCCGACTCCAGTGAAGAGAAGTTAACGCCGGGCCCAAAGCCACTCTGTTCACATATCTTGTGAAAGGTAAGGCGCGTCATAGGTCCGCATATCTCGTCAGAGATACTACGGGCCAAACCAAGAACCTTCGATACCATTACAGGTATATCGGAGGGGTGGTTCTGAAAATATCGAAGCCGTACATTCGTGTGCCAGCATTTCCTTTCGGAAAATGCAAAACTCTCGAACGCGGCCTTCTTACGTTCAGGCGCGCTGCTCCCGGGCAGATCAAGGTTCTTTTTGCAAAGAGCCTCTAACTGTCGTAGGGCAGAGTAGCGGAGGAAACTAGCCGTGACATCTGTGTCAGCTAGTGAAGAAGAAACGTAAGCGTAACGATCCAAAAGACTAAAAGTATCACTAAGATACTCCAAATCTGTTTCGGAGAGTCCGTTTTTAACGTCTTCAACTCCGGCGGAGAAGAGTCGATCAAGGAGCGGACGAGTCGAAAGACCCGTTCTATTAGGCTTAGCCATATTTCCTTTCCTATTTGATAGTTTATCTTAGATAACATCTTGACTCCTCGAGCAATTAAGCTCTAGGTATGTCCAGGTCATCAACGATATCGCTTGCAAGCTCCGAATCACCGAAAATGGTGCCAAGGAGTGTTACCATCGCCTTCACCGCAGTAGCAGATGCTTCTACGGGCCAGGTGATGTTGCAATCGACAATAGCCTTACTTTTCAAAGGAACCGAATCACCGTCCACAAAGGAACGTTGAATTCGAATCCGATAAGAAGGTCGGCTATAGGTACTACCATTTAGGACTGCAGGCTTGCGATCAAAGATCACAAGATAGTTTTCCTGCACGGAATGGCCGTCAACCTTGTAGATCGACTGGTGCTGGTTAGCGGACCCATCATAGGTCCAGGTTCCAGGTACAGTAAAGTCAGCCATGATTGGCCTCCAATTGTGGAATTACTAACTTCATTTGTATCACAAAATCACAAAGCCTCGCCGCGTCAAGTCTATCAATACCTCCGTGTACCGCATCAAGGTTGATGCGATGCGTGAGATGTTGGAGCCCATAAACTAGGCTCATCGGAGATTCGGTGCTGTAAAGCACTTGGTCCTCGAAGACAAGATCTGGCAAAGCTAAGCTTTCTAGTGATAAGTCCATAAAGTTTTCATATCCGGTTAGGTTTAGTTAGGTCTCCTAGGAGCTTACTATATCGTCCAAAAAGGATCGACGCAAGGTCGACTATCTTGAACGCATCTAGCTGCACTTTGAAAACCAGTGAAGCGGACGGATCCCTACTCTCACGACTGTAGTCGACCTTTTCGGTCTCCATAGTGTATTGAGTAGTCCCTGAATGGGTGTAAGTAAAATTACTGACACTCCCCGAGAGGGGCGTAACAATAGTTCTATTTCGCTGGGTAGTTTTATAGCTTACCCAGCCACCTTTAAGGGTCTCCGTTGCGAATGGTGAATAAGCCTCAATCAGTGAATCGATGTTGGAAAACCAACCCAATATCATAGAGAAAGGTATCACCTCGAACGTAGTAACTAGAGGATCAATGACGAAGATGTCATCAATGAGAGCCTCTAACACAACGCCAGCTCGAACTTCCCGCTCGATCTCCTGCTCATGTAAATATGAACAGAAGCCCGCATCGGAGCCGTTCTTGTAGCGCTCGTAGGCCTTAATCCTTCTGGCAGGAAGAGGGTACGCAAGATGCGTCCTCGCCCCAGCAGAAGTCTCAGATGCGTAACCCCTAACGAAAGGGGTTGCACTCTGCTGAAGCTTATAAAAAGCTTCAGTGATGCCTTCGAGATCGTACGCGAGTAATCTCCAGCCGTAGCGCTGTTCCAGCCAAGACTCTGCAAAGAGTCTTTCAGGGCTGAGACGGGCGCGTTCGGCCTCGGACATCAATCTACCGGTTGCCCGGCGGTTGATGCCCTCGACTACTCGCTCCGCGCGTTTCATAACGCGTTTACGAAATTGTGTTATCAATGCCATCGTCTTCCGGAACTCAGCCAGAAAGGTGAGAACGTCAAAGCCTCGAGTCCTTGCAGATGCAAGGGCTTCGGTGAGCAGATAGTTCTCATCCGGCCAAGCCGGAGGAATACCTCCATAATCGCGGTACTCGAACCCACTGGTTGCCCAGTGAGCAGAGAATGCCACGTGACCCGCAAACGAAAATTCGTATGAGGGATTATTGAAGTACTTTACCGCCCATGTCGACTTTCCAGTATCGGATCTTACGACCCGACGCTTGTGGTACGACATGGGATTAATGGGTAGGAACTCCTCGGACTTACGCAATGCGTAGTAGCCCTCGGTGATTCTGTCCTCCATAGTATCCGTACTGTTCAACTGGTAAGCCCCAACCAAAGTGGTTATGGAGCCCCCAGTCGGCTGGTACGTATACGTGACTGGTAAAGGATGTGCATTGATCTTCGTTCTAATTCGCGGGGTCATCGTTGACCCCCGCAATATAACCAAAAAGATGCAATCGCCGACCGAGAGCGACGAACTGATCAAAGTCTGGTTTTGCCAGCTTCGACAGATCGCCACCGCAAGACTCGAGAGTCTCACGGAGTTTTCGTTCGACGGCAAGGGTTTCCCCCTGGGTCATTGCTTCTTCTTGGTGGATAAGACCACTCTTTTGGGAGTCGCCTGTGCTCGAAGATGAACCGTTATTATTAATGGTTCCGTTTTCAGTTCTAGGCATCTCGCCTCCTTTCGGGTGCTACCCGTTAGTTTAAGAGTGATCGGACGGTTACAAGTAACCAAACACGTTTACACGTGTCAAGGCGGTCCTTCG